TTGTAAACCTAGACAAAGGTAAAATGAAAATACCCCTCTATGCTAGCCAAAAGAGGGTATTGAGATCATTGCGCGATAATCGATTCGTAGCATGTCTAGCATCACGACAGACGGGTAAGACTACTATGATGACAATATATGCGCTATGGATCGCATGCTTTCAAGAAGATCAGCGTATACTTGTTGTAGCAAATAAAGAACAAACTGCAATCAATATCTTCTCTAGAATTAGAACTGCATATGAGATGTTACCTAATTATCTAAAACCTGGTGTAATAGAATATGGTAAAACATCTATGAAGTTAGCTAATGGCAGTAGTATAGGTATTAGTACTACAAGCTCAGATGCAGGTCGTGGTGATTCTTGTAACGTTCTTATTCTTGATGAGTTGGCTTTTATTCCTAATAATTTAGTAGATGCATTCTGGAAATCAGTTTATCCTATTATTTCCTCTTCAAAGAAATCTAAAATTTTTATAGCTTCAACTCCTAATGGTACTGATAATCTTTTTTACAAACTCTATATGGATGGAATGAACAAAAAGAGTAACTGGTATGCAGAGAAGATGCTATGGTACGAAATCCCTGGTAGAGATGAAAAATGGAAACAAGAAACTATACAATCTATAGGAAGTGAAGAAGCTTTCAAACAAGAATTTGACTGTGAGTTTTTGGAGTCCGGAGACTCATTCATTGATGAAGAGTACTTTGCAAAGTTAGAGAGTTTAATTATCGACCCTAAACATATATTTGAAGATGGTGCATATAAAATATGGGAAGAGCCAGATGTAAATTGTATATACACCATAGGAGTAGACGTTGCAGAAGGTGTAAATAAAAACTACTCAGTTATACAAATTTTTGATATCACTGATCTAACAGAGATAAAACAAGTAGCAGAATATTCAAGTAACAAAATTAATCCATTTGAGTTTACTACTAAAGTATATGAAATTTGTCATCACTGGGGCGCGCCACCTGTGTTAATAGAAAGAAATAATTGCGGAGCGCAAGTAGTAGACCTGCTCTATCAAACTTATAGATATCCTAATATTGTTAGTTATAGTCCTAAAACAGGTAAAAGCTCTTTTGATAGATTAGGTGTATATGCTCATACTAACACTAAGTACAAGGGTGTAACCAATATGAGATATTGGGTTCATGAACTTAAATGTATTTCTTTTAGAAGTAAAGAACTAGTAGAAGAGCTTAGGCACTTTCAAAGAAAACCAAACGGTACATGGTCTGCAAAACCCGGGTATGACGATGATAAAGTAATGGCTATGATCTGGGCATTAATGATCTTAGATAATACATTAGTACAAAGATATTATGAAATTATCGAACTTGATGATAACGGTAAACCCAAAAACATTATTCTATCAGATTTCGTACATCAAAATTTTAAAGGGTTCCTAAACGATTATAAGACCGAAAACATATCTGATACATGGGAGCCACCGAGCATGGTGTATTATGATATAAATATTGGTGAACAGCGCGGTGAGATAGATGATATGATCGCTGATGGCTGGGAGGTATTACAATGAATCAATCCCCGTTAAATAAGAATAGAAACGATAAGTTTATTTTAGTTCTCAACTTACCTGATGGACTAAAAGAAATAAACGATAATACATCTCGTAATAACAATAGAGTAAATTCAAATAGTCTTGAAATGAGTATTTTCGGTACTCTTACTCCCTCTTTTGATATACCTGAGGTAACATTACCATATGGTACTCAAAGTATAAAAATTAGCTCTCATACAAGATCGGCTCCCACAAGTTTTTCTTTTAATTTTAAAATTGATAATGAATATAAAAATTACTGGGTAATTTATAAATGGCTAGATCTACTTAATGACGTTAAAACTGGTATTTTCAATAGTGATCAAAATATCGACATTGTTGGTAATCAATACCTTAAAGCTTATTCATCTAATATTACTGTTTTTGGTCTAGACGAATATGACAATAGAAAAATACAGTTTGATTATATTGGAGCATTTCCTACTACTCTAGCTGAGATTAGCTGGAATTACAGTGATAATAGCGAAATAACTTCATCAAGTAGTTTTAGTTTTACTAAAATGGAAGCGAAACTGCTTTAACAATACTTTGCTTGTATTTACATTCAGGCATGTTGTATAGTAATTTATTAAGTTCATCAATATTAATATTACCTGCTTTGTAAGTTTCAAGTTCTACACTACCAATCATTTGATTAGTTCTATTTTGTATACTCTTTATATACATAGTAGCTTCAAACATTTGATCGGTATCACCAGTATCGAACCAAGCATACTCTGAATTGAGTATAGATAAACTTAAATCTCCAGACTCTAAATAACTTTTATTGAGATCTGTTATTTCTAGCTCTTTTCTACTAGAAGGGGTTAACTTTTTAGCTCTTTCAGGAGCAGAGCTGTCATAAAAATAAAGACCGGTTACTGCAACATCACTTTTAGGTTTTTCTGGTTTTTCAATTATGTTAGTAATTTCTAAATCTTTATTATATTCTACTACCCCGTAATCTTGTGGATTACTAACTCTATAACCTACAATGGTAGCACCAGATACTCTATTATAATTGATACCTGTAAAAATATTATCTCCAAGAGCTAACACTACATCATCGTAACCTATAAACTTTTCACCTATAATAAGAGCTTCTGCTATACCTTTTGGTTGCTTTTGCTCCTTGTATGTAATATTGATACCTAGATTTGAACCATCCCCAAGTAAATCAAAAAAAGAATGTAGTTTATTAGATATAATTAATACATCTTTTATTCCTAGTTTAATAAGGGTAGATAGAGGGTAATATATGGTAGGCTTGTCGTAAACTGGCAGTATTTGCTTTGAAAGTACTCTTGTGTTAGGATAGACTCGAGTACCGCTACCTCCAGCTAGTATTATACCTTTCATATATTTATATTATATTCTATTTCTCAATGTTTTCAACTAATAATAAATCCCAACTTTCCATTAAGGAACAATAAATAATTAAAGAAAGTTACAACTATGTCTAGAAGAACAATTCAATCTCCAGGTGTAGAAATCAGAGAAATTGATCAAACATTGAGAGCACCAGCTAACGTTGGTACTACTGTCTTTATCCCAGGGTTTTCTAATGAAGGGCCTACAGATGAAATTCTCAATGTTGGTACTTTTGCAGATTTCGAACAAATTTATGGTAAACCAACAACTGCTGCTGAAAGATACTTTTATCACAGTGTGCGTCAAGTGTTTAACAGTGATGCTAATGTATATGTCTCTCGCTTACCTTACGGTAACGGAAATGGCTTAGAAACTCAAAAATATACCGCGCAGGTATATCCAGTAGTATCTCCACAAACAGTAGCTGTATCAGCTATAACTTCTGATGCTTCCGGCACTTCATTATCATTTGATAATACGCTCGGAGATCCTGTGCAAGCTGGTGTGACAGGAGCTACAGCTTATTTAGAGGGAGTTTTTAAAGCAACTAACGGAGAGCTGAGTTATATCAGTACATCTGTTGCTAATTTATCTTCATCAGCAGGTACGAGTACAATCACCTTATCTACTAGTGCTACTAATGCTGATTTAGCTTCTGTTGTCGGAAAAGATATAATTAGCGCGCAAGTATATTCAACTCAAATCGCCGGCGCATCTGGCTTTTCTACAGAAAAGCTATCAGGTAGTGAGTATTATATTTTAGGTCAACCTACTTTAGTAGAACTCACAGAAACCCAATACAATCAAGTTGCCAATGGTGAGTTTACATGGAGTAATGATGTATCTGCAGGTCAAGATACTGCTTACACAGGTAGTAACATTTTGACAGGTGCAGGTATTGGTATTGTAGTATTAAACACCGGTAAGACAAGTGTCAATGAGAAGTATGAAGGATATTATGCTACTATTATTGATAACACTGACTTCAACCCAGCAACGGACTTCGATGGTGTTAGATCCCAATATACAATGACATCAACTGGTACTAAAGCACCTAGTGCATATACAACAGTACCTACATCTAGATTAGATTATGCCTTAAGTGCTACTAACTTATCTGAAACAAGAAATGTTAGCAGATCAATTGAAGACGTACCTGAATTCAACATTAATGGTCCAGAATATGTTGATACAGTTTCGTTTGGATTAATAAAATCTCGTATAACGCCGTTCGCGAGTGATGATCTTAAGTTAAGTTACTTCTTAGCTGAAGGTTATACTGGTTCGTTAAATTATTATAGAACAATACAAAACGAAAACGGAAGTGGTAATAAGTCATTCTTCTTAGAGGCCAGTGACGATAGATCTCCTAACGTTAAAATATTTGTTAATCCAAATATTAGTAGAAATGACGGAGATTGGACATCCGGGGTAGGAGATGCTCCTACTAAGTTTGTAAGAACGGCTAAGTCTTCAAACAGTAACGCAAGTATTGTTAATGAAGTTATGGGTTCAGGAGGTCTCCTCAACACTCAAAAGAACTACAATAACACACCTGGTATATATCCTTTTGGTACTTTTGTTGATACTGGAACAATCACTACAGGTAAAAACTTAGGTAGTATCTATGATAAACTAGATAGAGTGTTTAGAATTGCTTCAAACGTAGAATTGTTCAATATTGATATTTCTATTGAAGCAGGCTTAGGAACAATTGCTGCTAATAGAAAGTACAGTTCTGATACCTCACTTACCGCAGCTAGTGGTTTTGAAGATACTGCATTCTTAAACATTGGAAATATTACTACTGGGGATGGTTTTTATTCTACTTCTCAAAACTTAGTAGGAGATAACTTCGTTGGTATTAGAGACGAGTATAGAAATATATATAACATCTTCGAGCAGTTTGCGAGACAAACTCGTAAGGATCATATCTTTATCGCAGATATCTTACGTAATATTGTTGTTCAAGGGGATAATGCTAAAGCATTAGATGATAAGAATAAAAACTTTAGTAAGCATGTTTACTGGCCGTTACGCCATCAGTTTGGTATAGCTAATAGTAATTATGCATGTGTTTTTGCTAACTGGGCTAAAGTTTATGATGTAACCTCAGATAAAAACATTTGGATTCCATTCTCTGGGGTCGCGGCTTCTAACTTCGCTAGAACAGATGCAAACTTCGCACCATGGTTTGCTCCAGCTGGATTTACTAGAGGGGTAGTAACAGGAGTAACTGATATTGCTATTAGTCCTACTCAACGTCAGAGAGATCAATTGTATAGAGTCGCTCTTAACCCTGTAACGCAATTCCCTAATGAAGGAGTTGTTATATTTGGTCAAAAGACATTGCAAAAGAAACCAACTGCGTTTGATAGAATTAATGTTCGTAGATTGTTCTTAGATTTAGAAAAGCGTACAAAGAGAGTTATGAAATACTTCATCTTTGAACCGAATACATTCTTAACAAGAACAAAAATTGTTAACACATTATCACCTATATTTGAAAATGCTAAGCAAACTGAAGGTTTGTATGATTATTTGATTGTATGTGATGAAAGAAATAATACTACAGATAGAATTAACAACAACGAATTAGTAGTAGATATCTACTTAAAACCTGTTCGTGCTGCTGAATTTATCTTAGTTAATTTCTACGCAGTTAATAACGATGTTAACTTTGAAGAGATTGTAGGTCAGTAAGTTACCTATTCATAGTTATGCAAAGCTCGGCGAAAGCCGAGCTTTTTTTATAAATATTTTTAATGAGTATAACCTATAAACAAAATGATGCGAACGGAATCATTACAGAGTTTTATACTAGATTACTAGAGTTTGATACCTCTTTATCAGATTCTAATTTATTTTACGTGTCTTATAGTATTCCAGAAGCTTTAACTGATGAGTTATATCAGTTTATAGGAGAGACAGCAAACGACGGGAGAATAGGTATTTCCCCTACTAAAGAAATTTTCCAACGTAATAAGATACAGGCGTTGACTACTGGGGTGGATTTACCGGATGATAAAAACAGTGTTCAAGTTATTGACCATGAATCTAGCGTTAATGGCTATTTACCCATTACAGTGAATAATGGAAGAGTATATGACTCAACTGGTTTAAAAACCCAATTTTATGATACTAATTTAAGTTTGAATGACTTAATTTTTAAACCATGGGTTAGATTAATATCTCGAAACGGTTGTTTCGATAATAGTTTATTTACAGATGTACAAGTTGTATTTCTCGGAAAGCAAGTTAATAAAAGTGGAGTTGGTGCTACCTATCAATCTGTAATAAGAAAACTATATACATTTAAAGATTGTATACCGGTTGATACAGAAAGTGCAGATACGTATAAGTATACTATTGACTCTAATATAATTGATCAAAGAGTACAATGGAAATTTAACAGGTATGATGTCGTGCTTACTAACATTTAATGATATAGAATATCTTACAACTCAAATAGATGCCAATAATATTGAAAATGTTTTTAACTACTTAGCTAAGTATGATACAATCATAGACTATATTGAGACAGTAAAAAATACAATATACAGTAACAATGATAATTTTTCTTTTCCGGTAAAAACAAAAAAATTTAAAGGAGACTTATTATTAACAAAAAAAGAGTTTCTCGTTAATATACCCAAAAAACAGACCTTTAGAAAAACAATTGATGGATTAAAGTTTGAACTTAAATATCCTCGAGTTACTTTAGATGAAGACCTTTTACTTTCCTGTATATATAAAATTAACAATATAGTTATTGGGGAGAATAGATATCAAGTAGTTAATTCTCTTCCAGTATCAATTTATAATCAACTAATTGATTTTATAAAAAATAATATAATATTTGAGCTCGATAAAATTATAATAAGGAATACTAAAAATTTAGAACTCAAAGAAGATTTTACATATAATACCAACAATGTTTACAAACTTATTTTTTACGTTTGTTGCTATAATATAAATTACTTAAGAAAAATTAGATTAATTTTAAGTAAAGAAGGTAATCTAGACCATCAAACGTTCGATAGCATGACTGTTGAACAAACCGTGAGTTACTATAAATTATTAAAAGAAATGTATGACAAACCAAGAGAGTAGTATAACAGAGATTTTATCTCTTATCGATAAAAATAATATTATTAAAGTTCATCTACCTGTACTTAATACCGAGGTTGAAATTAAAAGATATAGCGTTGACTCTCTTAATGTAATTAATGATATTTTTGAAAAAGAAACTAATAGCGAAATTATGTTTCAATATTTCAACTACCTTATCGAATTAGTAAAAGATAGAACTACTCTAAATTTAGACTATATTGATTTCCTTCACTTAATTTTTTGTTTACGTGCAGAAGAAAATAATGAATATAAAGAGACTAATTTACAAGATGTTATTTCAAATATAAAAGAAAATGTAAAACTAGATTCTCCTAAGCCTTTAAAAATAAAAGACGGTATAATTAATTATAAGGTTAATTTTTCTATACCTAAAATTTCTAATTTAGAGGATACAATAAAGCAATGTAACACTGCTACTAAAGATCTTATTTTTTATAATATATTCAAATATATAGACAATATCGAAATATCTGCTCAAGATAAAACTACTAAAGCATCTTCTAAAGAAGAGTTGTATCAACTATATAATGCAATAAGTTATAGATCTTTAGATAAAATTAACAAGCAAGTTAACAATATCACTAATAAGATCTATAACTTATACAACGTAAATATAGAAGCAGATACTAGTTTTTTGTATTCAATTTAAAGTAGCTTACCTATTTGATTTAGGACTTGACCTACTTCATTATCTCTACGGAAAAACTGATAAGCAAATGTAGTATTGAATTCTACAACTTGTCCGTTATCTGAGTTAATGGTATATTGTATATCTGCTGCTTCTACAGGGAATACGCCAAATAATTTATAGGTACGCAAAACTTCAAATTCATTATCTAGTTGAGCTAAAGTAATAGTACTATCATTGTGAAGTAGACCATCACCTATAGATGTATCTTCATCAAAAGTTTCAGTGATCCAATTTTCCATTGCAATTCTAGCGCTACTCTGAGCATCTAAATAAAATACAATGGGAAATCCTTGAGTTTGATTGTATTCTACTGGCCCGGGTAAACTAAATTGAAAACCTGAGTATGGTACTGAGACTGGTTTAATCTTTTTTCCAGGTATCTGAGAAGATGTAGCGTAAACTAATTGATCCTCTGTAAATACAGAAGCTCCTTTGTTCGAAACATCTAAAACTCTAAACTGGTAGTTACGCGCGAAATCTTTAGTCTGCGCAACTTTGTAAAAGTCCTGTATTGTTTGCTTAATATCTGCCATAAAAATATTTATTCTCAACCAAATGTTTACATTCAAATTAAATATTTTATATGGCTCTAGACCAACAAATTATACAATTGATTAAACAAACGGATAAAAGACAGAGTACTTTCCGTCAAAGATCAATTGATAGTATGTATAATACTAAATCTCAATTAGAGAATTTAGATAATATTACTAGATATAATACTAAGCAAAATAACACCTTAAAAGGTACTTTAGATAACTTAACTAAACAAGTATATAAAGGTAATAATAATAAAAATAATAATAATACTGATAAAATACTTACTGACTTAAAATCTATAGAATCTAGTTCATCTGAAACTGTAGTTGATAAGCTAGATGAAATAAGAGATCTCATGCAAGATCAAAGAGATATATTTAAAAAATATTTTTCTGATATGCGAAGAGATAAAAGCATGGAGGTTGAAAGTGATGATAAAAAGAGCAAGAAACAGATAGCAACTATAGTTGCTGCTACTCAAAAAAGCTCTAAAGACACAAGACAGCAAACTGCTAGTAGCGGTGGTTCTGGTTTTGGCGCAGCTGCTTTAGCATTAGCACCCGTTCTTGGTCCTTTGGGTTTAATTTCTAATTTAGGTAGAGGCGCTAGTAGATTGTTCAGTAGAGGAGCTAATGCGTTCAAAAATTTGACCGGACGTACCCCTGAAGGATTAAAAGGGTTGCAACAAAAAGGAACTCGACAACAAGCTAAGCTTGATGCTTCGAAATCTAAAATGGCAAAGCAACAACAAAGCGTTACCCGAGCTCAAGAACAACTTAAGAGATTGCAAAAAGCAGATCCTAACTCCAAGTTAGCTAAAAATACTCAAGATCTACTAAATAAAAGACAAAAAGATTTATCTAAGACTGTCAAGCAGTCTGAAAAATTAGCTAAAGACTTAGGTAAAACTCAAAAAACCATTTCAAATGTAACTAAAAGCTTGGCTCCGCCTAAACTCCCATCAAGTGTAGCTGGTCGGGCTGCAGCTGGATTAGGAAAAGGTGCAGCAGCAACAGCGAAGGGATTGGGTAAAGCTTTAGGACCTATTGGTTTGGTTGCAGGGGTAGGGTTCGAAGCATACGACACTTTTAATCTACTTACTATGGATGAAAAAACTCGTAAGCAAGAGTTAAATAAAATAGCAGATGATTTATCTGAAAAAGGTCCTCTTGGGAGAGCATGGTATGCGCTCAATAATCAATCAAAAACAATAGCCGCGACTTACTCTACTATCGCAGAAACAGCAGATTTAAATAATCAAACAAAGCTGCTAGATGAATTCAATGAAGAAAAAGCTAGGGAATTAGAGTTACGAAAACAAATAAATAAAGAAAACGAAACTCAAGAAGTTATAGAAAAAAAATTAGCTGATATAGGCGACCTCAAAGATATTAATTTTAATCAATATGAGTCTAAAGCAGCATTAAATAGTTTCTTGTCTACCCCTGAAGGGAGAAAATATATAGAACAACGCGCTCTTAAAGAAGGTCGCACAAAAATACAAGCCAGAAGAGAAATATTAGAAGACTATGAATTTTCAGACCCTGGTACTGAGAGTCCTATAGAACAAAAACAAGAACAAGTATTACCGGCTGTTACATTAAGCAGTTCATTGGAAAATAATACTAAGGCATTTAAAACTTTATCAGAAGATCTAAAGAACCTTATTGAACAACAGCAACCTGTGGTAATGAACAATAGTAACACATCTATTAATGCCCCGAGTATGGATTACGGAGAAAGGCAAAGACTTTCAGTAGCAGGATAAAATTATGAGTAGTTATTTTAAATTAAATTTAAACCCAGAAGTAGCTAGTAAGACAGCTGGAGCTGCATTAATTAATAATGTCTCGTCAAGCAAAATGGCACCGTTACCTGAGCCAATAGTCGGTAACGGTATAATTAATGTTTCTAAAGACTTTAAGTGGACTAAAACTCAAAGAACTAATCAAAATGAGTATTTGAAAGATAATATCCCTGTACTACACTTAAAAGAATTTTACGTAACTCAACCTGGGTTTGTATCAAATGTACAAAACATTTTTGAAACTGTAGTTAATGGATTTAGTACCGCGGCAAGCACAGGGTTAGACTCCTTACCAGACGATAGTATAGCTGCCCGTGGGGTAGAAAAAGCAAAAGAAATAATGGGCAATTTTGAGCAGAGTGATTTCTATCAAGATTCTATTGGTCAAAATATTAAAGATATAAAAGAAGCAGGTACTGCGTTAAATGAAAAATTTAATTTAGTAAGCAAAGGAGTTAATGTAGGGTCAGCTGCTTATATGAAAACTTACGAAAACATATACGGGGTTTATCCTACAGGATTTAAACACGTTTTACCTTACTTTGTATCTCAGTGGAAAACAGTTAATAACTCTTGGCAAGATTCTTTTGGATCTCAAAGTAGTAATATAAATGTTGGAGCCGCTGGAAAAGCTTTATCTAAGTTTGCTGATATTGCTGGTAAAGTAACGTCTGGTTTTGGAATGGATTTTGCTAAAACCTTTTCTTATCCTAACGAAGGACCGGATACTAGCTTTTCTCTTATTTTAGATAATACATATGATAGTTATTATGACAATAGACGTTTCAATAGTTATCAACATAATTGGGAGTTTATATTTTTATTATTATATCAGAATCTTCCTAACAGGAGAAATAAATTATTTTATGATCCTCCAGTAATTTATAGAGCTCAGGTCCCTGGGGTTTTCTCTTATTTATATAGTTACTTAGCTAGCTTGTCTGTTACGAGTATAGGTAACAGACAACCGAAAGAAATATTTCTTAATTTACAAGATGAGGATGGTAGACTTGAGCTAAAGACATTTAAAACGTTAATACCAGAAGCATTTAAAATTGATATAACTTTAAAGAGCTTACTACCTGAAACTAAAAATTTATTTTTAAATAGTTTGGAAAACAAAGTAACAGTATCTAAGCAATAATGAAAATTGTAGATTTAAATTTAAAAAATAATGATATAAAAGATCTAAATAGATTGGGTAAATCTAGATATGAAAATCTTTTTAAAGTTGGTAAAAATAATGAATTCTATTTTTATAATATTTTAAAGACTGTCAGATTTCCTGAAAATTTAAATTCAGATATTTTTTATTACAAAAGAATAAACAGCAGAATGCCTTATACTGCTATAAGTTATCAAGTTTATAATACTCAAGATTTGTGGTGGTTTATATTACTAACTAATAATATTACAAATCCCGTGCAAGTATTAGAAACAGGTACGAAATTAAAAATAATAAAAAAAGAATTTGTCAATTCTATTATTGAAAATATTTTAAAGATAAGTAATGCCTAAATCTAGTATACCAGAAAAAAATAATATTGATACCAATTCCTATCTCCTTATAGACGGGGAAAGAGTTGGTATAGATATTACTTTGCTAAATAAAAACTCAAAAATGCCAATCCCTGTAGATAATTTTGTAGGGTTAGAGATAGAGGAAAATATAAATTCTCCCTTTTATAAAGGGGTGTTAAAAATTAAGAATGATAATAATAGGTTTGATCTCATAGGGAGCGATACACCGAATTTCAAAATTGAATATAATTTTTTAGAAACTGGGGAAAATTTTATTGTAATAAATTTAAAAAGAGAAAATAAAATTAAATCTTATTTATTATTTGTTACTGAAGAGTCTAACGGCATAGAGAATAATATTAAGATAAAAACATTTTTTGTAGAAAATGCATATTTTTATTTACTTAAAAATAATAAAATACCATTCTCAACTACTGAGTTAATCAAGGGAGATGTTACTCAATTATCTGACGAGCAAAGACAGGTAAACATAAGTAATGCGATTGAAAAGCTGTTAAAAAATAGTATCGATGAATTTATTATAGATAAAGATCATTGGTATCTAAGTAAAACTAAAACTAATTTTTCTTCTAGTTACAATGAATCTGCTTTAGATAGTTTAAATTTTTTATTAGATAAAGCGCTTGATAATGATGATAATTTTTTGTTTTGTTTACAAAGGGATAACGTCTTTAGTTTATGGAGCATAAAAGATATGTATGATAGTTATTTAACGAGAAATTATGAAAATAATTTTGGAGGTAATTTTCTCTTAGTATCAGAAGAAATGCCTGAAGAAAGTAGAAAAAATGTTTTAACTATGAGAGTTACAGATTATAATTTGTATAATGAAAACCCTAAGCATACATTAGATAATTTGGTTAATCATAAAGTTATAAACTACGATTTTAAAGGTAAAAAATTTAATTTATTATCTAAAGATAATTCATTTCACAATCTAAAAACCTATATAAATAAAGAATTACTAAACGATAATACGATAATTAATAGAGAAGAAAACCCTAAAATAACTAACAACACAATTTATAAACCACTATACACAACAACGTCTAATATTGAAACTGCCCGGTATGAAGGTAGAAATATTATTTTTAAAAATTTGATAAACCTTTCTACTATGCTCTCTTTTAGGTCTCAAGGAGTATTCGAAGTTAATACCGGTAATTTTATTAACGTAACATATCAAACTGAAAACGAAAATCAGCGAAGTAATAAATTAAATGGAGGTTGGTTTGTTGTTGGCTATAAGCATACATACACTATAAATTCCTTTTCATCAGAAATAGTCTGCACTAAATTTCACGAGTTAAAATTATGAGTCAAGTACCTTCCAAAACTTTATTGCATGAGTTAGTAAATACAAAGTTCACTAACTCTCATAAATTTCAGGTTAGCGCGACTAAGGAAAATAAACCATTCACTGCTCATAAAGATCAGTTTGAACTGTATAATGATTTTACTAATACTAAACAAAAAAATGACCCTATTAGCGCTGAAGCAAATTTTTGGAAAGATAATATAAATAAAATAACAAATTTACCGCCAGAGTTTGTAGTTTACTGGTTAGATAAATTTGAAACAACTCATCCTAAAGTAAAAGAAGAATTAAAATCTAATACAAATATAGAAGAAACGATTTACCAGAATTTTGGAGACCCTATAACTAATATTTTTAGACAAGATGAAAATATAAGCGCGAGGTATATTCCTTTTGATGATATAGATTTTGAAGCTAATCCCCCAAGTCCACTAACACCTATACTTCAAGATAAATTAAATGTTAATATACAAACAAATATTTTAAACTCATCTACTAAAGTTAATAGTTTGTTTAATAATAATATTAATAAGTTATACGACGGATCAAAACAAGATCAAGCTCATCAATCTAACTTAACAACTGATTATTTACATTTACAGCGACTCACAGAAAATAAACCTGAGCTTTTAGAATTAGTAGCTGATTACTTAGGAGATTTATACGAGATATTATTATATATCTTTAACTATAAACTTAATAATATACAAAAAGTTTTTCCGGCAACCTTTAATGTAAATGTAGAAGGAAAAGAAACTGAAGTGGATACTTTAGGTAACCAGGTACAAAAAGAAAAGAAATATAATACCAAAGACTTAATCGGTTGATTCTTCTGCGTCGATGTTGATTACATCTTTACCATCTATTAGCTTTTTTAAAACTTCTTCTCTAGATATTTTTAGTTTATGCTCTTGTTCGCTATTTTGGAGCATTTGCTTAGATTGAATATCTAATTGTTTTACTTGCAATTGAGTTTTAGATTTCTTATCCTGTGTTACAAGCTTATTAAGAGTTTCTATTGCTCCGGTTGATGCTTTAACTAACTCAGCTAGAGATGAAACATTATCTGCATCAGGTACATGAAAAACAACCTCTTTCATATTATCAATCATCTCCATGCTATCCTTGATTAGCTTAGCGGATTGATCTATAATGAATTGCTCGACCTCTTCTTTTTCGAGGGGTTCCATATCTTTCTTAGCAGCTATTTGTTTAGCTTCTTTTGGAATATTTTTAAGCTGTGCTATAATATCATTAGCTTCTTCCATAGGAGTATTTATAATTTGTTTCTAAGAATTAAACCTTGAACATAAAATAGAAATATATATCATACACATATGACTGAAAATGTAAATTGGAATATCGTAGATGAACCTGCGATCAAAGTTAAGTTTTTGAAAACTCATGATGACGCTATTCTACCGAAAGTTAATAACAACGCATGGGCGACAGGAGACTCTGGTTACGATATTTTTAGTGTAGAGGATGTTGTTATTCCTGCTCGTAGCTCTGTAGTAGCACCCGTTGGTATTACAGTTGCTGATATTTCACCTGGTTATTGGTTTCGAATTGAACCTCGATCAGGTTTAGGCTTTAAGCATAATATTCAACCTCATCTTGGAGTTATTGATAATCAATATCGTGGTGACCTAGGGGTTAAACTTTATAACTTTAGCGATACTGATGTAACTATTGAAAAAGGTAAAGCTGTTGCTCAGTTTGTTGTCTACCCTCTCTTGCAAGTTGCAGTTGATTGGTCGGATGAAGTAACTGAGACTAATCGTGGTGCTAAGGGCTTTGGTTCATCTGATAGTAAGTAAGTTATGGAAATTACCGACATCTGGGTAGAGAAGTATAGACCAACGAAATTAGAAGATGTAGTTCTTTCTGATGACGCGCGTGGTTATTTTAACAATGTTAAACAAACTGGTAATCTACCTAACTTGTTACTTGTTGGATCCCCAGGTGTCGGTAAAACTACTTTAGCGAAGGTCATAATTAGCGATATTCTGAATGCACAATATCTTTATATTAATGCATCAGATGAGAACGGTATTGATACAATCCGTACTAAAGTACTAAACTTCGCTCAAACGCAAAGTATTTTTGGTACTACTAAGGTTATTATTCTTGATGAGTGTGATGGTCTTAGCCTTGATGCTCAAAAAGCTTTACGTAATAGTATGGAAGAATATCATGATATTGCTAGATTTGTTCTTACTGCAAATTATCAGCATAAAATAATTCCTGCTCTTCAGTCTAGATGTCATGTATTCCAGTTTGCTCCTCCTAAACAAGAGTACGTAAAGAGAGTCTTACATATAGTAAAAGAAGAGAAAGTAGACATTGAGCAGCCATACCTGTCAGAGTTGATTAGTAAGTCATATCCTGATTTGCGTAAGTGTATCAATAGTATTCAAAAATATACTATTTCAGGTAAGCAAGTTAACGTGGTTAGCACTGCGGAGAACGTTATAGACTCATGTCTCTCCATAGTTAAAGGTAACAACCTATACAAGGCACGTAAGCATATTATCGAAAATGAGAGTGCGTTTAGCAATGATTATGATACCCTATTTAAAGTACTGTTTGATAAGCTATATGCTAATAAGCTAGGGTTATCAGAACAAAAAAACAGAGACTGCATGATTACAGTCTCTGAATACTTTTATAGAAATAATATTGTTATTGATAAAGAGATTAACTTCTTTACTTGTTTGATTGAATTATCAAGACAAATACTTTGAAGTATAGCTTTCACTCTCTGTAGCTAGCTTATAATCTCCACCTTCAATCTTGTTACTATTACCTACATCAACCTGAGCGTCTTCTACAGGCTCGGGTTTGTGGGTCAATTTTTCTTCTTTCTCGTTAGTTTTATCAGATCTGGTACCTCTATGTACATCTCCTTTTTCATCGAATTCAACCAATTCGATTGGGATAGTTAGAGCATTACTATAAAAACCAGGAGCTTCTTCTACTGTAATATCAGCAATAAACTCTTTAGCTCCTAATGAATTAGTTTCGTACTGAGTAGACTTGATAGCACTAAATAAAATAAATTTACCCGCTTCTTGTAAAGCAATAATATTATCTACATAGCCCTGTCTGGCCTCGTCTAGGTTTTTATACCAGTCGGAGCTTTTTACATTAGAACGGATTTTAACATAATCTCCGGGAATTGCGCTTGTTTTTTCAAAGCGTTGGTATACCTCTTCGTATATTTCGTTAAATTTTCCCATTTTAATTATTTATGCTTTTTGTTTTATTATTAAATAATTAATATGGCTATAAATTTAGATTTTTTATCTGATCAGTCTTCGAAAGTAGGTGATACATCCTATGTGTACGCTGATCTACATCTTGATTTTAAGTTACAAAATAAATTATCTACAGATTATTTAAACGATACAGGTAGATCAAATAAAGATGTCAAAATCGATTATGATTTAAGAGCTATAGTTAATTCAATTTCAAACATATTCAATACCAAGCAAGGAGAAAAAATACTCAACCCTGCATTTGGTTTAGATCTAAGACAATATTTATTTGAACCCATATCAGAAGAGACTGCTCAAGAAATAGGTAATGATATTCTAGAACAGGTTCCCTTGTATGAGCCTAGAGTAATACTAAATTCAGTAGATATAATTGCGAGAGAGAATTATAACGAATATATTATAACTATCAGTATTACCATTCCTGAATTAAATAATTCAACAACCGAATTAAACGGTACATTAACATCTAACGGATTTACATACAATTAATTATGCCAGAAGAAATAACACAATTTGATTTACCAAAAAACAGTTACGCTGCTTTTGATGCGCAGAGTATGCGAGATCTTATAATTGATAGGCTTAATAACAACAGCGCGACAACATTTACAGATCAAAACTACGAGGGTAGTAATCTTAATGCTATAATAGATGTAATTGCTTACTCTTTTCATACTCTACTTTTTTACTTAAACCAAACTAGTTCAGAAAGTATGTTCTCAGATTCTCAATTATACGAGAATATGAATAGAATAGTAAAACTAATAGATTATAAACCAATTGGTAGACAGTCTAGTATTGTTCCTATGATTCTTAAGAGTACAGAAAGTTTGTCTACAGGTTATTTTACTCTACCTAAATTCTCATTTGTTACTTCGAATGGTATTACATACTCAACCACTAAAGATATAACTTTTAGAAAAGTAAATTCAGGAGCGATAGAAACATTAACTCCGATAGATAATACTTTATTTTTTGAAGGTAAGTATAAAGAATATCCTTTAATACCTTCAGTAGGAGAGAATTTCGAAACTGTTAATTTACTTCCTGGCGCAGAAGCAATAGTAGATCATTTTAGTATAAAAGTTTATGTAAAAGAAAGAATTACTAACAAATGGTTTGAGTACGAAAGAGTACCTTCTCTTTACTTAAAAAATTCTAATGATAGAGCATTTGAATGTAGATTTAATCATAATAAAAATTATGAAATTAAGTTCGGTAATAATGTAAACGGTCGTAGATTGGTACAAAACGAACAAATCGCTATATATTATATTTCCTCTTCCGGTACTGAAGGTCAGATTACTAAAAATAATTTTTCAGGCTCTACAATCAATATATATAATACAACTAACTATAATCAGATATTTGCGGATACAAAAGACACTACGTTATCTTATGTGACAATAGAAGATAGTGTTAATATAAATGTTACTAATGAAGAAGCAAGTACCGATTATAGTGAGGAAGAATCAGTTGAAGAAATAAGATCCAACGCTCCTAAGTTTTTCAGTTCTGAATATAAACTTATAACTAAGGATGATTATAAAAACTTTGTTGTAAGAAATTATAGTAATTTTGTTTATGATGTAGTGGCTTCCAATAATTCAGACTATGTAGATATTTTTCAACAATACTTATTTGAAGATCTAGGGCTGAATAGTTATCATGATTATACAAACGCGTTATATAATCAGTTTCAATACGCTGATAGCTTTAATGTTAATAATTTATATTTAACTATAGTACCTAAGTTTAAGAAGAGTAATTCTATAGTAAAGAGATCTAATTACTTAACCCCAGCCTTAAAGAATGAGATTTTATTTGAATTAAGAAAATATAAACTACTAAACGGAGAAGTTTGTTTCCTTGATCCTGTATATCTAGCAGTTGATATAGCAGTGAAGAATGCTAACGAACCGAATAAAGTTGAATACAAAGATAATTCTAGTTTGGTTATACTAAGAAATAATAATACCATCTCTAATGATGATACAATAAAAAACAAAGTAGTAAAAATATTACAAGATTATTTTTCTAATTCTACTCTAGGGCAAATAATAGATATGCAAAAGTTAAATTCTGATATTTTAAGTATACCCGGGGTAGATGGATTTTATACAGTTAGAGATAATGTACGTAAAGATAGTTTGAGTCTCAGCTTATATAATCCAATATATAATGGCAGAGATGTTAAATTAATAGATTCTAACTTAAAACTTAAATATTTTCAAATACCTTATATAGAGGATATAGAACAAATAAAAAATAAAATTACAGTAACACCTATTACTAAATCTAAATCTGTTGAATATTAATGGCAATTAATAATTACATATCTTCTGAAAGTATAAGGAAACTATCTGCTCCAATAACAGTAACTCCTAATATGTCGGGTTATACTAGGATTTCTGAATTTACTTTTACCGTTGAAGCAACTGGTTCGTTTGCTACATATTTTCCCTCAGACTTAAGCCAGGTTAAGGTAGTTTGGGACTTTGGAGATGGTTATACTCTAAGCGCTGATACACCCTACCAAAGTACGCATATATATGATCACCCTGGTCAGTATACAGTTAATTTACATATGTATGACTCAAGTGGGGAAACATATTTAAATACCCTAACTGAAACAGTAAGTGTTTTTAATTATAAAAAAACTAGAGTTACCTTAGCTAATGGAATTTCTTCAAAGCAAATTAAAGCAGGAGTATTTGATATTAACTCTGGTAATTCTACGAATAAAGTAGAGGTTGCAATTCAAACTACCTGGCAAGATTATAACCCAACTGGCAATACAGTTTACTTTACCTCGAGTGGTAGTAACAGTAAACCATATGATGTTAACTACAAATACTCCCATTTACTACCCTATTGGTCATTTTATAATAGGATAGGTTCGAAAGTTGTAAGAGATAATAAAACCATAGCGTTATTAGAGCCACAATATTATGTACTAGACTCAAATAATACACCGGTTTTGACTTCCGCAGAAGCATCTGGTGCAAAGTTATTATGGGCTCAAGGTAAAGCGGATATTTATTATTTTGATGATAGTCCTGGAGAAGTTAATTTAGTTGCAGCGCTGGATACTTCAAATCATAAATTACCTGACTTCTATGTTAATCAAATTGAGACAGATATAAACTTATCAAAGTTAAATTTCATGGAAAGTAACGTTGGTTTGTTAAACATAAGATGCAATAAGGTAGAGCCAACAAAATTAATACTTACTAGTACCGGTCATAGAGATATGCCTTTACCGGGCTTAAAACGTTTAGAAAAACCTTTTCAAATATTCTTTGCAGCCGGTGATGATAATAATAATATTTTTAAATATTACCCTGAATTTTATTTAAGTGCTTCGGGGTTTGATGATAACGATTCTAATACATTTAAGGCAGAAATGATAGGTCTGACCGGAGATCCAGCAAACAGATCTGGTTACAACTTAACATCAAATATAAGTAGTGTAAGTACTAATAAATACCCGTACAATACTTCTTTGAGTAGTACTTATTTGAGTTCTTTTGGGTACATAAATGTTACTCCGGTTTTATCAGGTCAAACTACTACAGTAGTAAGAGTTAGTGCAAGGCCGACTTTAGTTAACGGTTTAACATCTAGTCCTCTTACAGGGGAGTATGCTTTTAGAGTAGAGAGCATTCAAGGTCCAGTTGAATATAAATTAGGAGAAGACTTTGATATGTCTGAAACCATAGCTAGTTATAGGTTTCAAGAGTTCATGCATGACTACGGGACTTTATTTAGACAGTTAATAGGTAACATAACCGGTAATGTTACAAGTGATCCTAATACATACGGTAAACAGATCTACGAGAAGATACAAAACTTTAATAACAATATAAATGACATAGATTTATGTAATTTAGATGTACTGAAAAAATTCTATAAAATTTTTGATGACGATCCTAACTTTACTATTACCACTGCTCCACCGAAAGTAAAAAGATTATTTGATACATATACTATACAATATAAAAAATTATTTGGAGATTTTGAAAAGTTTGGAGAAAATTTCGATACTCAATTTTCGAGTAATTCTACTTTAGGAGTAAACATTGATTTTGATAATCCTATCACAACTACTTCATATACTGTAACTGCTGGTACTAATTTCGTAGCAAGACAAAAATTTGGTAACAAATATATTTTGATAGAGCCTATGAACGTACCTACATCAACTATAGAGGCTGGTGCTACTACAAGTCAATATCCTTTGAGTAATTATAATATGTGCGCTAATTCCACATGGGGATGGCCATTGGATTCGACAGCTAATGGTTCTGATTTGGATACGATATATGATTTTTTTCCGTATGTTACAAATTACACTAACACGAAGGAAAATAATGTTATAGATGACACAAACGCATTGAACGAAATTAGAGATGTTGCAAGTCTGTCAGCAAATCAACAAAATTTTTATTTATCAGTTGATAAAAGATTAAGAGAGGGTTTAACTAAATGATAAACTTAGATACAATAAAACCATATACTTTTAAACAGTACAAAGATTATTATAGAGATTTAAATAATCCCAATGAAATAATTGAAGAATATAACTCTTATCTAGTTGACTGGAAGAAATTTAAAACACAAAAGCAAGTAACTGATAATAATTATACGTTTGAAATTTACAAAGACTTTCTAAAAAACATAAATCTAGATAATTTATCGACTGATATACAAAATTTTATTAATCAATTGGATTATGATGACCCGTATGAAGTTGACTTAGCTGTACATTATTTTAGTGAAAGTATAACTAGAGAGTTTAATAGATTAAAAGATTACAGAGAAGAGCTTAGATTTAATGTACCTAAAAATAATTTAAAAAGCTCAAAGCTTGGTATAGAAAAATATCTCAAAGCTCATTTATTAAGACTCGTTTTACAACCAGATTTTTACGCTAATATAGGTACTAAAAAAGTAAAAATAAATAAATCTAAGTTAAGTAGCAGATTAAAAATATTCTTCAATAGATATGCAACTAAATCTCCTAATTTAATAGATTCTGATTTAGCCCCTTATTATGATAATAAAGTTGATTTAAAAAAGAGTGTTAAGGAATTATCTAAAAATACAATACAAGCGTTACAAATCAACTCAAAAAATAAAAAATATCTACAAACATCTAAAAAGGTTAAATTAGTAATTAATAAAACCTATACTGATTGGGAGAAACTACCGGAAAGGTATTTTGCCGGAGAAAATAAAAAGTTAGAAAATTTAAACATAAACCTTTTTTCAGGTTTGAAAGAAAAATACTTAAGTACTGACTTATTTCTATTATCAGGAACGAATGAAAACTATACCTTAAATAAAATTTTTGAAGCAGATAAACCCTTTTCAAATTTGTATAGGTACTACAATCCAGTCGTAGCAAAGGATTACGGTACAAAGATAAGAGAAGATCTCTTACCATTTCAACTTAGTTATAATAATGCAGGTCTAGCTATAGCGTTGTCAAAAAACTTAACCTATAATGTTAATTTATCAGCTTTAAGCGGAGAGTTTGTTGTTCCAGACCCATCTAGAATTCAATCAGGGATAGGCTTAGGAATTTCTAGTGTAAAAAGATCAGTACCTATAAACTATAACGCAGATAATAGTTGGATAAAAAATAATGAAAATGTAAGCATTAATGTTAATGATAACTCGGCTTTAAAAGGCACTGGTTATCAATCTAAAGAAAACAGTTTACAGTATACTCCTAACGGTATAAATAAGGTAACTGATGAAATAAGTTTTTGGGAAGGAGATGGTCAAATTGTATGGAAGAACAAAGACGTATATGAAAGATATAGCTTAAATTTATATCCTGAGACAGAAAGATTTAATGATTTATTAATTCTTAACTCAACCAATACTCAGGTGAGAAGCGATGTTTATGGTAATGAATTTATTCTTTTAAAAGATACCAGACCTAAAAGAAAAGCATCAAGCCAAAGCTCGTCATCTAGTTCAGGTAGTAGTAATGAAACATGTGAAAGTTACGATGCATTATACTTTGATGGTTTGTTGAGCGCTATATCCGCAGCTGATCCAACTACGTTTACTAGCCTTACATCTATATATGATACAGTCCTTTTCAATGATAACTCTGGATGTGAAGCTACGTTTGATTCAACAGCAGTAAGCATTTCATCCTTTTTCGCCCCTTTGAGTACTTCTTCATGTGATGTTATATCAGGAGATGACTTAGTCGATGGTGGTCCGTTTGCTAATCACCCTTGTAGATCAAATGAATTTATAGGTAACGAGTTTTCTAAATTTAATATACCATATTATAATAATACCGCAGTATCACCGTATAATACAGTTTATATTAGCAATGCTACAGACGAACCATCTACATCGGCTGTACCTCTGTATAACGAAAATTATACAACACCGGGTAAAGTTTACATACGAGATATTACCTCTCAAAAAGTTTACACTTTATACGAAAGAATGAGCGGAGTATTCGCGAAATTACCTACAGCTGCGCAGAGCGGGATTTCTGCAGATGAAATTTTAAATATGGATATTATAGGTAATACTATATTTATTCAATTATCAAGTTCCACTTTTACAGAAAAATATAACTATGATGAAACTGGATTCACTATAGCAGCACCATCAATATCAATTATTAATAAATAAATTTAAAGATGTTTGAAAGTAAACAATCAGATTATTGGTTTATAGAAAGTACAAATGATTTATTAGTTTGTACTGTTACATCTGTATCTGCAGATGGACTTAAACCATGTAAGGGAGATTTAATCTCTATATTTCCTTTAATACATAAAATTGATAGAAAGACTAATAAAAAAGACTTTTTATACCCACCATCATCAGCAGTTTCATCTATATCTGCTGACATGAGTCTGACTCTTTCAGCTTTAAGTACAGAAAAGTTTTTCTACTCCACAGTTGCTCAGACTAGCGCAGATATAGAAATAGGTGAAATAACAAAACCCATAATCACTTTCAATAATAAAACAGATCTCTACAATATATCTTTTCTAGGTAAATACAATGATAATAACGTATCCATTTTTACATACAATTTTAAATACCTAGACAATCAAATGGAGCTTCTTGGTGCTCATGCAATAGTACCAGAAGAGAAAAATTATACATATAAGTATACATTTGAGGATGGATATTTGCATCCGGACTATGTAATTAAAGGTAATGATACAACTGGCTTTGATAGTAGCTTTGGTATTTATTTTGGCATACAACAAGATGAGGTACCGCCTAATTATCAATTCAAACCTTTTCATTTTGAAAATTATTTAAAATTTGCTGCAAGTCCATATGCTACTACTGTAACAGAAGTAACTGGTAACGCAACTTTACCATTGACATGGGCTGGTGGTTTCATTACTCAAAAGAGATCTGCCCCGGCGTTGAATACAGAAGAAATTATAAGGATAGATCTCACCTGCAAAAGTTACAGCTTAACTAATCAGAATTTACTCAACCATGATATTTATAATGACTCAGCTCCATATTATAGAAAAGTAAATACCGGTACTTCCCCTGGTCCTGGATCTGGTTTTTGTATATTCTTATATGAGCCTACTTCAGAGACAGTAGATGTTGGTATTGGTACCACGAGTGTAGAAATACAGGGGCTAAGTTCATTTGAAGTTTTAGAAGATCCGGATATTAGAGAATTAAGCTTAAACGGCTATGGTCCATCAATGGGATACGCACCAGCTTCAGCTACTAAACTCGAGCCTAGTAGTTTAATATATAGGTTAGCAGGAATTAAAGCTAAAGGATTTATTGGAATTTGTTTCGATATAGAAGGATCTTTTGGAGATAGTAGTTATGGGTTACCACCGAGTTACGATGGTTCGACGTTAACTCAAGTCGCGAGCTCGATTGCGATAAGAGGTGGTTTTGAGAATGATTACAAACTATTAGATAAAACGGCAACCCTCAACCCAGCTACGTTTAAAATGCACGATGATGTAGCCACAAGAGCGGATGCGCCAGATAAAGATATAAGAATTGAAATATCTAATAGAGGAACGAAATTAAAAATATTTGGTAAGGAAAATTCAAATACATATTCATTATTACATGAAGTTAATTTAGCTAATTATTTTCAAAGTATACCTAAATTTTTAAAGGCAGGCCTATCATTTAACACTTCAGAAAAATCTTCTAATTTTGAATTGAAAAAATTTAAAGTATCTGGCACTAATACTCAAACACCATTCCAGCCTAAAATAATAACAAGTAATAATAATGAAAGTTTTATTGAATCTCAATATGGCTTGGAGACTACTGGAAGTGTAAACGTAGGAGGAACATCAGAAACAGAAAATACATGTACATGTGATATTTGTAATACTACAACATCTTACAGTTGTTGTGAATGCTAATGTAAAATGAGATCATATACCCATACAATAAATAACACTCAAGCCCAGACTAGTTCATCGACAACGTCTGAAACTGTAAACGTATCTGGTACGAACATTTTTACGTTTGCCTTGAGTGGTTTAGATCAACAATATTCTGGTATAAATAAAGTTTATGTGAATTACCCTGACGTTACTTCAGATGTTATATATAGAAGTCTGACAACTTCAGATGTATCATCTATAAGTTCAAATAGTTTTGAAAAAATAATTGAAAGCGAGCCTTTATCAGCTGTAGATAAACCTATAACTTTCACTATGCTAAGGGATGACGGTATTGAAGATATACATACTGTAACTGTTTCAATTACTTCTGCTACCTTAGACACTTATACAGATATAAATTTAATAAAAACCGATTTAGTCACTAATGATAGTTTAAATAATAATTTATTGTTAACCTTTAATACAGATGATTTTGGGATAACAGGTTTAAATAATATAGAATTAGATACCATAAGTAATGAAGTTTTGAATGTTGGTTTCAATCCCGAGATAATTAGTAATGTTTTTGAATCTATTTCAGCTGAAATATCATTTAATTATAGTACTATTTTTTATAATTCAGATAGACCAGCAAAAGCCTTAGCTATAAGGTCAGGTAACAACAGCGAGTTAGTGAAAATAAAATTTAGAACTCGAGTACCCTCAGTGACTGCAGTCACAGAGTATCAAGGAGGTTCAGCTGTATATGCACCTGCAATACCTAACACTACATTTTTTCACACTTCAGGATTTTTAGTATGGCATCCTAATAGTCTCGAGCAGGTAAAAAGTATAAGCATACCTATCATAGACCCTTTAGGCACTAAAGTACTGTCCGCAGAAACATCTTATGGTATGGAGTATGATATCGATAATATAAGATTGTACCATTATTTTGATGATACAACAGTATCATTATCTGGTAGCTACTTTTTTATTGATTTGTTTGATATTGATGCGTGTGATACATTAATATGTAGTTCTTGTAGCACTTTAACAGCATACATAAACTATTAGTAAGGATAAATAATTATATGGCTTTGGAAGACGAAATTATTAATATACAAGACTTAGATATAGCTAAAGAAATAAAAATTGGTGACTTTGTATTACTTGAAACAACTGATGGCACAAAGCTTATTGACTTTAAAGACTTTATCATAGGTACTGATAATATTACATTCTTTGATAAAATCTCAGGTGGAGACTATCTCCAAACAACAGATATATCAGGTTTATCTGCTGATGTAAGTAATCATAAAACAATATTAACAGATTTAAGTGGAGTGGATGCGAGAGTTGATTCGGTGGAAGCTGCAATTAATAATCTCGCAAGTGATTTATCTAAGTTTGTGTCTCAAATAAATAGTACTTCAGAAGTCACATTAGCAACGTACACTACTTCAAAAGCTGGGTTTAGAGTTTCTGTTAAAAATCCTGTAGACATATACACTCCAAAAAGGTTGCATTTGTCTACTTTAGAGTTTAAAGGATCGGAATTAACTGAAGATACTCATATAGTTAAAGGTACCCCTACCACCAATTTTAGTTATACTGCTATAGGTAGCTATACTTTACTACTAATAGGTAGTTTTACGTTAACTGGAACAAGAAGAGCAGCTGGTGGTGGTAATTATCTAAGTACTGTGGGATTAAAAATTTACAAAAACGATCAATTAATTTTTCAGCAAACAGCCGATGCTAGCAGGAATTCAGGTGGTTCTGGTACTATCAGTTTTGTAGAATCAGTAAATTTAGTTGAAGGTGATAAAATTACAATAATAAGAGATTCGGGTACTAAATCTATTGTTCGTGCTAATGTTTCAGGTACCATATCGTAATGAAGATACATACCTTTGATAATAACATCGTTAAACCTATAAAGCTTACACACCAAGCTGATAATAAACTATTGTTCAAAGGTTTTAGAGAGAACTACAATTTTGGATTATCTCTTAATTCATATAATATTAACGAAGGGTTGAGAGATAGAAAAAGTAATTATAATACTTCATACTTTTTATCGGACTTAAAATCATTGAGTTCAGTAGTTGAGTTAGACGTACCTTATTCATTTTTTGCTGATAGTAAGTTTACTACATATATAAAAAACGGAGACAATTACGCAAAAGCCGAAAACGCTACTAGTTCTATTACTTATGATACAAACTTCGATACTTTTCAAGAAAAATATTTTTTCACTTTTAATTTAAGTACTAATCAATATCTTTATATAACTAAAGAAATAGATGATAATACTTATTTTGCTTTTGCTTCTGCTGAGACTTTATTTTTATCAGCGTCGGCGCCACCTAACGAAGCTCATTTATTTAAGTATACTATACATGATAGTAAAATAAAACTCATACCAGCGTATGATCTTGATGATAATTCAAAAATACGACAATTAATTTTTAATAGCAATACAGTTTCTGCTACAGAAGCATCTACTGATCCTACTAATACAAGTTCTGTGTTTGAAATAAAAAGAAACACTATAACCAATAATAAGAAAAATTTAAATAATACTTTTAGTTTATATTTGTCAAGTTATAACAAAGACGATGTAAATTTAAATTTATCTACCACTGTTGATCAAGTAAGTAATAACTTTTTATTATTTGGTAATAATTATAGTTTATCTCAAACCAATGAGAGTTTATCTGTAGATTTACTACCTTTAAAAAACCAAGCAACTTTAGAAGAATTTTTTGTACCAGTAAATCATTATAATTCCCAACCTAGTAACTTAAACAGAGTTTATGAGAAAATATATTCAGGTAACAACCAGGAAACTGGTTATGATAAATTATATCTGAGTTATAATATAGGTACTAAAGATGTTAAATTTGAACCTTCTAAATTAACATACTTTACTACCCCGTCAAGTTTAGCGCCATATACAAGAGTTAATGTTAATGACTCCAAGCTCGAAACATTAGGAGCAATAGCTAGTAACAATCCGTTAATGGCAGATAAAATTTTCAAAAGAAGAGAGAAAATAAAAAATAATTATTTTACTGATGAAACTGTCAACGCTACATACTTATGTTCTTGGTTATCAGGTAATGAAGAAGATGAAAAAATTTGGGTTGATAGATTCTATAATCCTGATTATTTGAATTTTAATACAGCTCTAAGAGGTACATCATTTTTTGATACAGTAACATCCGTAGGAGCAAGTGCTAGTTATATTTTTGATCTTAAATCTAAATTAACATTTGAACCTAATAATGATTATGCTTTTTATCATATAGGTGAAAGAGATTATGAGCAGCATTTGATTTCATTGGAAAAATATTCTTTATCAAATGATATTGAAATATTAACATCTAAGGGTGCGCCAGCAGATATAACAACTGTAAAAAGAGATACAGAAATTAACTTTGACGGTGACAAGTTCGCTAGGTTTATAACTGACAAAAAAGGAGACTTTAGTTTCTCGTTTTGGCTCAGCGCGCAAGATTATTCCAAACCTTTGGGTTATCAGTTACTCGGTAATTACTTTGAAGAAGGTTTTGGTATATTTAATACTGATTTAGTTACCCCTAATATATACTTACCTCACGATAATAAATTATTATTAATTAATAACGATTTTGAAGTATATGATGAAATTGAATTATTAGAAGGTAACAACCCAGTAAATATCAAAGCAGTTGCTCGTAAAGATAATTTCAGCGAATTTTACTTACTAGGGGAAAATAATGTTATATACATTTATAATAGTAATCCGAATTTGGTAAGTAAGGTTACTGATTTATCTGGTGTTTCGAATTTAGTTATAGATGATATAGAACTAACAGAAGATAGAATATATCTATCTTTTAACCCTCTCAACGGACCCAGAGAAAAAATATTTTTCTACGATACGAAAAATAATCAAACATTTTTCCAACAATCCGTCAGCGCTAATACGTATGGTAAAAGAGGTAAGATTCACTCTACTTTAGACGATGGGTTATCTTTCTTTGAAGCAGATGCTAATATTAATACAGGTAATGAAATGGATGTTGATAGTCAGGGTAATAAATTTACCATCAAACAAAAATATCCGTTACAACAAGCAATAGAAACCAATTTAATATACAAAAATAGTTTCATAAACAATAGTACAAATACTATTGAATTAACTGGTGGACAAAATAACACTACAGCAACAAACTTGATAATTGATGATGAAGATTTTCTTTATATAATTTATGATCAAAATAAAATTGCTAAATTAAAAAACACGAGAGAGTTAGTAGATTACACTACTTTAAATTTCCTAGATAAGACTTCCAAAAAATATATAGATTTAATATACGACTTCGAAGGTAAAGAATATAAAAAATATATTCTAATAGTAGAGAAATTATCTGATCGTACCCTAATTCATAAGCTAAATTTTAATTTCACTTTAGTTAAAACTAAAAGCCTAGGTTCTATAAATCTTAATAACTTAAATTTAACTAAATCTGTAACAAGTTATAACTTTCTTAAAAAACTTAATGCAAACAAAAATAGATTTAAAGTAGTACTAAAAACCAAACCCGCATTTACCTCGACAGGTGCTTTTGATAAATTAAAATCTGTTATCGATTATGATATAACTCAACTAGAGAACGGATATAATCATTTTGCAGTTAATGTTAGTACTAAGACTGGTTTCATGGAGCTATATGTTAATGGAATTAAGTTTCAAAGAGTTCACTTCGCTCCAGGTAAATACAGCCTAGATAATCCTCTAGGTTCAGGAATTTTCGTTGGAGCTTTAAGTACACCCTATAATCTAACCCTAGCTAGTAGATTACTACAAAAAGGTAAATACCTTCTTAGAGATATTAAGATAAAGGGATTCAAGATGTATAATCGGCCTATCGATTATTTTGAGATAAAATCTCATATAAACTACCATACCGTAAATAAAGATACTGTGTGGTCCCTACCAGTTGGTCAGAGAGTTTATACAGATACTATAGATAGAGTATTCAAATTTACAGTCCCAGAAAAGGTTACTAATACATATGATGTTGAGATTAGAAACTTAGGTATTGAAGATTTAGACTTATTAAACAAAATAGAAGATGAGATTAGAAGCGAAGTTCCTAAGGTCACTCCTTATTTTGATAAATTGAGAGAAATAATTTTAACAACTTCTATAACTCCAGAGCCTGATGCAGTTATTGAAAAGATTGTATCAAAAGCAACTATACTACTTAACCCAGGAGAGTGTCTAATAAAATACATAAACGGTAGAAGAACTATTTTCTTTGAACCAGGTGATTATGAAGTAGAAAAAGATGACATAGTAATCAAGATACCAGATATACCTTTATTAGGTGGTGGTAACCCTGTTAACATTTTAAGAGAGATTCCAGAACCAGAGCCGGAAGATATACCTTTATTAGGTAGTGGTAATCCTATTGATGTTTTAAGAGAGCTTCCTCCGACTTCAAAACTCGTGCCAATGCCAGGGGTTATTATAACCGACTGCTGTACATGCAGATGTAGAAGAAAACCTATAGTAGGAGTATGCCGAGGTGGTTGCTGCGGCGGAGGCGGTGGAGGTGGCGGCAGTCAAGGTGGACCACCTCATGGCGACCCAATTTGGGGTGGCGGTGGTGGTGGAGGCGGAACGCTTCTCAACAGCGGCGGTGGCGGTGGAGAAAGCGAAATCACCCTGGTTGAAGATCCGGTTTTAGTTAGCTCAGATGTAGAGATTTATGGGTCATGGGGTGGTCTTTTTGGACAAAACCCTGGACCGGGAGCAAAATATCGTTATACAGATGACGGAGTCCTTATAACTGTTAACGATGTACCTGTAGTTAACGATGGTAGTACAGGGTCAGTATATAGCGAAGTAAAAATAAGAACTAATTGTTTTGGCACTCCAGATGGAAAAACTGTAATATGTTCTCGCTCTGGTAAGCACTCTCCAGGTCAAAAAATTGAATACGAAAGGTTAGTTCAAGGATCAAAAGAAATACCGTTAACTCATATAGCTACAATATCGTTAAAACACGAACCAGATGTAACCTTTGATGCCGCAAGTACGAGAATAACAGATTATTTGCAAAATACTTTGAACTATAACAGTAATGATATCGTTTTACTTGACACCATTGGTATACTACATGCAGGAAGAGGAGCAGTATCGGGATTTAGTATAAACTTTACAACATTAAAAGGTATATGGACTACACAGTATAATTATGCAAACTTTATTGGTGATGTTGATTTAGCAGCTGGTACATCAGGTATTAAAACATGGGAATACACATCAACTGGTCAAGGAGTAAATTTCACTGGTGGTAATACTCAAATGTTTGGTCAGATCTGCGTGCTAATATCGTAACTATCTACCTGAAAGAAACAAAGATTGTATATTTTGCAATTCCATTAAATAGTCTCTATAGATACTAGCAGCTTTGGCATCTGTACCTTCCATGATGAGCTCTTTACCATCATGCTGATACTTCTCTAATAGAGATTGATATTTTCGAATCGTGCTCTGAAGAGCTTGATAGGTCATTGTTGGTTTATTTCGTTCGAATTCGCTTACGTTCATATTCATATTTATCCTTATGCACAAATGTGCTTACTAAAGTTCTTAACTGCACTACGAGCTCCATTAGGCTGATAATACTTCTTCTGCTCAGACCAACACTCAGATGACATAATCTGAATAACAGGAGCGGTCTTATGCGACCAATTCATAGTACCTTTATATCTATTTACATCAGGTCGCCGAAAAGCACAGGCTTTACAGGACTTGAGACCAAATTCAATACGAGCAGTTTCAATATCGTTTCCACATGAGCATTTCATATAAC